ACAGCACAAACGGTCTGGTTCGATCTACCATGGAGCTCAGAGAACTACATCCAGGCAAATGCTAGGATCTACCGCCAAGGGCAAGAAAAACCGGTTATTATACATCACCTAACGGTGTCTAATAGTATTGACGAGCAGGTAGTCAAGGTCTTGGACGGAAAAATAAATTTGCAAGATGCGCTCTTAGACGCCCTAAATTGCGTATTAGTGTAGGCATGAGAACAAAAACCAAACACAAGGTCAATTGCGCCACTCCTCGCCTATCAGACGAGGAGTTAGATCCGCTCGAGCAAGATGACAACGAGGGGGTATCTACTGAAATGGTAGAGGGGTATTTTCCTTGGACGCCGGAAGACATCATTGATATTAAGCATTTGATTGCGGAGAGAATGCACCCAAAGCAGCGATATATTTTTGAATCTTTTTTGGAAGGACTGACCTACCTTGATTTAGATGTCACCGAAAAGTATTGGCGGTATCATTTTTCAAAAGGTGTTGAGTTTATTAAAAAGGAACTTAAACTATGAACTTTATTGTGGAGCACCGCATTAAAGGCAATTATGTCATGGAGACCATTACCGGTGTTGAAGACATTGATGTCAGTCGGTTCAGTGATCTACTAGGCATTTGGGTCTGTGAAAATATGGAAGAGACTCAAATCATGGAAAAAGAATTAAAGGAGCTAAGACATGCAAGATCCAGTAAATCGCCCTAAGCATTACACAGAGCACCCATCGGGTATTGAGTGTATTCAGATCACCGAGCACATGGGATTTAATCTTGGTAATGCACTAAAGTATATCTGGCGCTGTGATTTAAAACAAGACGCTGTGGAAGACTTACGCAAGGCGCGTTGGTATATTGAGCGCGAAATTGCCAAGCGAACCAAACCGAGCCCATTTCAATGGGCGGATTACAAAACCCTTTATGGGGATCCGGAGTGTGGCAAATGAACGCTTTTATTTTTGTCAGCGTAATATGTATTGGCCAAGCATGTAGCTTTATTACCAGCATGGATACACTAACACAAAAAGAATGTGAAGAAACAAAAAAAGAACTTTTATCGTTACCATTTAAACCAGAAGTAACACTGGCCGCAGCACAATGCATGAAATTTAAACCAAGGACACAGGTATGAAAATTGAATTAGATTGCGACACCATTGATGACATCATGCGCAACGCGCTGGTGCACGACTATATCTGGTTAACAGATGACATCAAGAAGGCGACTAAATATCCAGAGTACGCCCACGAAGAAGACTTAGAGGCTTGGGTACAAGTGGCCGGAGCGATTGAAGTCCTTGGCGCTTGGTACTGTATTAATTTTAAAGACGACGTCAAAAAGGCACGTAAGAAAAAATGAAAAAGTATACTCACTTTGATTTAGAAGACGCCATTTACAAGGTATGGCAGACAGCGGATGATATTGAGACGCTATACAAATATCATGGCGACGCTGAAAAGCCAATGACTGAAGATGAAGTAGCCAACGCGTTGATTGGTCTCAAACAATTACATGAAATGCGTTGCTGGCAATTATTGGATATGTCAGCCAGAGTATTTGAATTAAATCAATACTGCACAGACCCAGTGAAGTTAGCAAGAAGAGAAGCGGCGCTTGTTGATATACACAATTTTTTAAATGAAGATGAACCAAAGAAAAAGAAAGGAAGTAAAAAATGAGTCAAGAAAAAGTAATGGAGAAGTTAAACGATTTTAGCGTTACGTTAGAGTTTACAGTAGGTCAACTAAACGAGATTGTAAACACTATCAATCAAGCAGGCCAAGCACCGGCGACGGCATTGGTTGGCATCATTAACGCTATTCAACTGCAAGCAGGACCACAAGTAGAAAAAGCGCGTGCAGATTTAGAGTCAGTATTAAACGCTGACAGCGTACCTAAAGATTCGGAGGAGAAAAATTGACAGACAACTTTATTAGGCAATTTCTAAAGCATCGCGGGTTTAGCACCGACATCCAAAAGGCAGTCGATGAAAAGACCGCCAAGCTATCCGAGGCCGAAGAGATGAAACACCGTCTTTTGGCAGAGGCAATGACAAAACAGTTTGTCAATGAAATGATGCCAATGTTTCGCAAAAAGATGGAGCAGGACCAAACCAAAAAAACAGAAGAAAAGCCGGTCAAAAAGATTATTATCCCCGGCGAATAATTGGGGCGGTTTTTCCGCAAAAAGCGTATTAGTAGATATAGGAACGCTGTGAAGCGCCCCTACCCCCACTCTAGCTGTAAAGAAAGCTACAGGTCGCCAGACACCTGCATAGAATCTGGCATTTTACACACACAACACACAGGAGTTATACATGTTAAACCCATTCGAATTACGCTTTTCTATTTTCAACGCAGCTAAAGACTTGATGATCAAGCAACACGAAGCCAATTTGGCAGCGTGGGAAGTGCTAAATAAGACATCAAAAGAAGCAGCTGATTTAGCTCCATCTTTTCCAACAACTGAAGAGATTTTGGATAAAGCGATTGAAATTAATACCTTTATCAGCGGCAGCTATAACAAAGAACTCGTCAACGCGGCCAAGAAATTAGCCGGTGTATCAGTAATATTTTAACGGTTTATTGATAAATCGAGGCCACCTGATATAACAGGAAATCGTAGGGCTGGATAGGATTGATAAGCCTCAACCCAACCCGTTATCAATTCTTTACAATCATTTAGGAAAACTTTACAATGGCAGCTAAACCTGGCCTATACGCAAATATCCACGCCAAAGAGGCACGTATCAAAGCCGGCTCAGGCGAAAAAATGAGAAAGCCCGGCACCAAAGGTGCCCCAACCGCCAAGGCATTTAAAGAATCTGCAAAGACTGCTAAGGTAAAGAAGTAATGGCAACAAAGAAAAAAGCCCCATCATTAGCCATTGGCCGTGGTGAGAAGTTACCAGCGTCACAAGGTGCTGGCTTAACGGAAAAAGGGCGCCGTAAATATAATGCAGCAACCGGAAGTAACTTAAAAAAGCCGCAGCCAGAAGGTGGTGCACGTAAAGACTCATTCTGCGCTCGCATGTCTGGCGTTAAAGGCCCGATGAAAGATGAGAATGGTAAACCAACACGCAAAGCAGCAGCGTTAAAAAGGTGGAAATGTGGCAGCTAAGAAATCACCAGCAAATAAAAAAACATTCACTAAGGAAATGGCAGACATTGTCATAGAGCTTGGTAAACAAGGCGCGTCTCAAAAAGCCATGTATGCAGCTATTGGTATTAGCAAAGACACTGCAGCTAAATGGAAAAAAGACGATGAGTTTTTTGCAGAAACCATCTCTATGGCCACAACATATGGTCAGGCTTTCTTTGAAAATATGATGTTAGCAAATATCGATAACAAAGCATTTAATTCCAGAATTGCTGAAATTGCTCTACGTGGGCAGTATCCCGATGATTACAAGGATCGTATGGACGTCAAACAAAACGTCAGACAAGAAGTGGCGATTGATTTTAATAAAGAAGTATCAGATTTAATAGCAGCATTAAAGCAGTAACTATCAACGAACGAACGGGGTAGCTCCCCTGCCGGTGCCTATACACCGGCTAGTTCACCAATTACGTATAGGAGTATCAATGAAGAAGTGCACAAAATGCGGTGAACAAAAGCTGCTATCTGAGTTTTATGCAGATAATTCAAGACGAGATAAAAAACAAACAAAGTGCAAGCCCTGCCATGAATTGGCAAAGGTAAAATCACGCCTTGGTGCTTATGGGTTAACAAAAGAAACATACCAACAGCTTTTTAAAAATCAAAATAACTGCTGTGCTATTTGTAAAACTGAATTCGGAAATACTAAACATACTCATATAGATCACTGCCATACAACTAAAAAAGTTAGGGCGCTTTTATGCCACGGCTGCAATACAGCAATAGGGCTTTTAAAAGAATCTCCAAAAATAATAAAATCCGCCCTAATTTACATAGAAAAATATAATTCAAAAACTGATTAAAAACCAGTCAAAATGCGTATTAGTAAAGGTACATTAAACCAGTTAAATCAGTCTAAAAAGGAAAAACAGTGACAGCTCACGCCCTCTTATCAGCATCAGGCAGCAAACGTTGGATGATGTGTACACCATCAGCTCGCCTAGAAGCAACCCTTCCCGAACAAAAACGTGGAAAAAACTCTTTTGACTTTAGTGCTGAAGGCACTATGGCCCACAGCCTAGCGGAAGTTAAATTAAGACATCATTATGCACAAATAGGATACGAGGAATATGAACGTGAATATAACATCATCAAGGCAACAGAATATTACAATGAGGAATTTGAGACTTACGTCGATAATTACGTTTTATACATCCGTTCTCAAATCGGCGATGAAGATACCCCGCTATTTGAACAACGCGTTGACTTCTCTGAGTTTATTCCTGACGGGTTCGGAACCGCAGACGTTGTCGTATTATCTAAACACAAAATTCGAGTGTATGATCTTAAGTTTGGCAAGGGCATTCCCGTCTCGGCAATTGACAATTCTCAACTTAGATTATATGCTCTCGGAGCATATCAAAAATTTAAGGATGAGTATCCGGAAATCAAGGAAGTTGAATACTGCATCGTACAGCCTCGCTTGGACAGTATCTCAACTGACGGCACCTCCGTGGCAAAATTACTTGATTGGGCAGCCTACTATGTACGCCCTAAAGCCAAGAAAGCATGGAGTGGTGCAGGCGAGTTCCTCCCCGGCGAGTGGTGTGGCTTCTGTCGTGCAAAGGCGCAATGCCGCGCTCGCAGTGATTTCAATACAGAGCTCGCTAAGCAGGAGTTCAAGGCACCGCCGCTATTAGACGATGACGAGATCAGTCTAGTAATTTCTAAGGCGCAGCAGTTAAAGACTTGGGTAAATGATGTAGAAGAGTATGCGTTAAACCGTGCGGTGCAAGAAAACATTGTGCCACCGGGTTACAAGCTCTCCACTACAAAGACGCATCGTAAGATCAGTGATACGGCCTTAGCGGCCACCGTTTTGGTTGAGAAGGGTATGAGCCCAGAAGTTATTTGGGAGGCTCCTCGCCTCAAATCAATTGCGACACTGGAAAAGCTCGGACCTAAAGGACAAGTAGCCGCATGGCTTGGTGATTTAATTTTACGTCCAGAAGGTGAGCCAAAGTTAGTACGAGTAAAAGAAGATGCGAAGGAGGATTTTGCATGAGTACATGGTTAATTGCAGCAATGGGTGTGGTGTATTTTTATGTTGCCTGTGAGCAGTTTTATAAAGGCAGCGTTGGCACAGGTATTATGTTTCTTGGCTATGCCATGGGCAATATAGGATTGGTCATGGTAGCAAAATAGGAGTCTATATGCAGGTAGAGTGCTATGGTTCGGAGTTTGAAGTACCGGATCTACTAATAGATAAGTTTATAAAAGACTTTGAAACTCTACCAGGAAGCGGATACCGTGAAGGTATCTGCCAACTCAGAGAATCAATTGACGAAATTTTAGATATAGTATCAGAAGAACCAGAAGTAATTCAAGAGCCGGAGTACCTAACAGATTTTATTAGGGCCTTAGCGATGAAGCAAGCGATGGGTGAATTAGGTATTTTGTACGACGCCTAAACTATCTCACATCGTGAAATAATAAGTTGTAGATTTGCGTATTAGTAGCAGTATGGGTAGACAGACTGGCCCCAACTGAAGACCAGTCTTAATGTTAAAAAGGAATCAATCATCATGGCATCAAAATCAATCAAAACCAAGTTTGTAACTGGCAAAGTACGTTTCTCTTACGCTAACGTGTTCCAGCCTGCTGAGACACCTAACGGCGTGTTAAAGTACTCAGTTTCAATCTTAATCCCTAAGTCTGACACGGACACAGTAAACCGCTTTAAGAAGGCATTTGAAGAGACCAAGACAGCCAACGCAATCGTCTGGGGCGGCTCAATTCCTAAGACTCTTAAAGGTGGCTTGCGCGACGGTGATGCCGAGAAAGATGACCCAGCATACGCAGGTCACTACTTCATCAACGCCAGCTCCAATGAAAAGCCAGGTATCGTTGACGCTGATTTGAACCCAATCATTGACACCAGCGAGTTTTACTCTGGTTGCTATGGTCGCGCTTCAATCACATTGTATCCGTACGATACAAGCGGCTCTAAAGGTATCGCAGCTGGCCTGAACAACGTTCAGAAGTTAGAAGACGGCGAGAAGTTTGGCGGATCTACATCCGCAGCTGCAGACTTCGCAGTTTAAGTAGTACCCATGTAGTGGGCGGCCCGGCGTAGAAACTGCGTCGGGCTTTTTTGCCCTTTATCAACCATATAACAAAGAGAATAATAAATGGAACAGTATCAAGAATATATCGCCGCCAGCCGTTACGCACGTTTTGTCGATGACAAACAACGACGTGAGACATGGGGCGAGACAGTAGATCGCTATGTAGAATATATCTTTAGTCGTACACCAGCGATACAAGACAAAACAGATTTAAAAACAGAAATTCGTAGTGCCATTTATAATCTTGAATTAATGCCGTCCATGCGTGCCATGATGACTGCAGGAAAGAGTGCCGATCGTGATAATACTTGCGTGTATAATTGTAGCTATTTGCCTGTGGATGATCCTAAGAGTTTCGATGAAGCAATGTTTATCTTGCTTTGCGGGACGGGTGTTGGTTTTTCCGTGGAGTCTAAATATATATCCAATTTGCCGGAAGTGCCGGAAAAACTTTATGAATCGGAGCACACCATCTCCGTCCACGACTCCAAAGAAGGATGGGCCAAAGCACTGCGTTTACTCCTCGCAAACCTCTGGGCTGGAGAAATTCCGAAGTGGGACGTGTCTAATGTCCGAGCTGCCGGAACACGACTCAAAACATTTGGTGGGAGAGCTTCCGGGCCGGAACCATTAGTAGACTTGTTTAAGTTTACGGTCAATATGTTTAAGCATGCACAAGGACGTCGCCTCCATTCATTAGAGTGCCATGACCTGATGTGCAAAATTGGTGAGGTAGTTGTAGTGGGTGGTGTACGTCGCTCAGCAATGATCTCTTTGTCTGACCTTGATGATGAAAGGATTCGTCATGCTAAAGCTGGTCCATGGTGGGACACTGCCCCCCATCGTGCTCTTGCCAACAACTCGGCGGTGTACAATGAAACGCCAACTGTCGGTAAATTTATGGAAGAGTGGCTCTCGCTCTACAACTCACACAGTGGAGAACGAGGCATCTTTAATAGAGAAGCGGCTCGCAAGACTGTGGAGAAATACGGGCACCGCGACCCTAACTTTGAGTTCGGCACAAATCCCTGCAGCGAAATTGTTCTTAGACCGTACCAGTTTTGTAACCTTACTGAGGCCGTAGTACGACATGACGACACTAGAGAAACCCTGCTGCGCAAAGTGCGCATCGCCTCTATCTTGGGTACCATCCAGTCTACCTTCACAAAGTTCCCCTATCTGCGCAAGGTGTGGCAGAGAAATACTGAAGACGAACGGCTTTTGGGTGTTTCCCTCACCGGAATCTATGATAATCCCCTTCTCACAACACAAGGAGACAAACTAAATGAATTGCTATCCGAGCTTCGGCAAGAAGCTAGACGAGCAAACGAGGAGTTCGCTGGCCTGCTTGGAATCCCTGTATCAGCTTCAATTACATGTGTTAAGCCATCGGGCACAGTTTCACAACTCGTCGATTCGGCATCGGGGATTCACCCAAGACATTCTAAGTATTATATCCGACGAGTGCGAGGAGATGCGAAAGACCCTCTCACACAATTCTTAATTACACAAGGAGTACCACATGAAGCGTGCGTTTATAAACCTGATCAGACGGTGGTGTTTAGCTTTCCTCAAAAAGCACCCGCAGGAATTACCAGAAGTGACGTCACCCCCATTTCCCATCTCGAGCTCTGGCTCACTTACCAGCGTCATTGGTGCGAGCATAAGCCTTCAGTCACCATCTCGGTCGAAGAAAAAGACTGGCCTAGCGTTGGGGCCTGGACGTGGGATCACTTTGACGAAATCAGTGGGGTCTCATACCTCCCCTACGACGGTGGCACTTACCGTCAAGCCCCCTACGAAGAGTGCAGCGAGCAAGAATACAACGAGCTCAAAGCCAAAGTCCCCCAAATCAACTGGGAGCTCTTCAAAGAAAACACGGACAACGTCGAAGGCGCGCAGCAGTTAGCATGTTCGGCAGGCGTCTGTGAAATCTGATCCATGGGATTGCCCTCCGTTAAACCTGAGGAATTGGAACCTTGCATGGATGTGGCATCCCCATGCAACGGAATCTGCACCCTCGACTTTATGGATGTCTGTCGTGGCTGTCAGAGAACTAGAGATGAAATCGCCAATTGGGTGTTTTTATCAAGAAGTGAAAGACAACAGATAGTAGACAGATTATTTTAATTATTTCACATGGTGGTGAATTGGGGGCTTCGGCCCCCTCTTTTTTGCGTATTAGTATATCTGCAGATACGTCTGCTTTGCCTAAGGAGCTATTATGATTTACAGCATTGACTTTGAAACACGCAGTAAAGCCAACCTGCCAGATGTTGGCCTTGACATCTACGCCAACGACCCTTCCACAGAAGTCCTGTGTATTGCGTACGGTCAAACCCCCGACAATGTAGTAGTAAGAGATCCACTAACCAAGTACACACTTAATCCGTTATTGGATTGGGTTCGCAACGGTGGCAAGATCCAAGCATGGAACGCCATGTTTGAGTACGCCATCTGGAACTGTGTCTGTGTGCCTAAGTACGGCTGGCC